CTTTCTTGTGTGATCGGTTTAAATAGATTCCACTTGATTGGTCTTACAAAGACATTTGTCAAGTGCCTAAGAACATGTTCTCAGGCACGATGGTGTTCCGTGACATGGGACTCTGGGTGTTCACCCTCGACTTGACCTTCGTGGTTAAGTTGGTTGTGAGCATCTGGCACTATGTCATCCTCCTGCTCAGTGAGGCGATCGCCGTCGCGTGCTCGAATGCACTGGTAGCTTTGCTAGCCAGTCTTGGGCTTTTCGCGGTGGTCGTCGGCGCTGTTAAAATGGCGCTGGACTTAGGGATTAAGTTCCTTGAAGTCTGGCGTGATTACAGGCTCTGGCGGAAAACCGTTAAGTTGAGCGTGCCTCATTCGAAGCCACTCACTAGCGGTGCGATTCCAGTGTATGAATACTTCCCGACAGGTGAAACCCGGAAGGAGATGGCGCAGCCAGCGTCACTTCCGATGAAGGTTGTCACTACCCCTACACTACACTTCGTGGTGAAGGACACGCAGGAAACCCTGGGTGCGGGAAGCCTCATCAGGATGAACGGGCGAACGCTGTTGCTGACAGCCAAGCACGTCATGGACGCCGCCTACAAAACCGGCAAAGAGATAGTGTTAGCATCGGCCAGCGGTCAAATGACTGTCGACCCTGGAGACCTCATGGTTTCCATCTACACTACCGCCGACGTGGTGGCCCTCGTGGCACCCCCCAATATCGGCTCTCTTCTGAAACTGCGCACCCTCGGTGTTAGCAGGGGTAAGAAGGGGGAAAAGATTAAGGTCTATGGCCTTTCTCGGATCGATGGGGAGGATGTCCTTTCGATGACCACAGGAAGGCTGATTGAACGTGGATCCGACCACTTCTCAGTCCTCCACTCTGCCTCCACCCAACCAGGGTGGTCGGGCAGCCCCGTGTTGAACATGGGTGGCCAATTGGTGGCAGTACACGTCGGAGCTGGCTCAGCCCACAACGTGGCCATCGCCACCGAGCTTTTCACGCGACCCGAGAAAGTTGCTCCGCCCACCAGGGCCGAGGCGTCTCTGACGACTCCTACCTGGGCGAAGCGCTGGCTCTACGACGAGCATGAAAGCTTCGAAAGTGATGAAGAACGTGAACGTGAGTACGTTTACATGGATGGCCGCGCCTTCGATATGGAAATCGAAGATGACGTCTACGCCATTACCGAGATGCTGTCCTTTGAGGATCGCACTCGCCATGATGGAGGCGTGTTGTGGTCAGATGTGGATGTCCTGGAGCAGGAATTCGAAACCGCTTTCGAGCGTGAGTTCGAGGACCGCTACAGGGCAGACTATTCGCCTGAGTCCAGCGTGCCGGCCCCCCCCATAGCAGCTCAACGCTCCAGCCCCAAGGAGGCTACTTCCAGTACTTCCGGAACAACGGTTACAGCTCCCACTCACGTCCAAGCAAGCAAACGCCTGCGCAGAAAGCGCAAGCCCAAGCGTGTCGCGACGGTGACGGAGTCCCCGACTTCAACAGATACGCCTACCCAGGCCTCTCCCCCAACCACGCCAAACGCTCGGTCAACGTCCAACAAGGACGACGAGCGCAGGCAGGAAGTGGTCGAGAAACTGGCGAGGCTATCACAGTTGACGAGTTCATTGCGGCCCGGGAACGTCTCGAGTCTCAGCTCCCTGCTGTCGGCCTTTCTTCTCTGTTTGGAGGAGAATGTATCGACCGAGGAGAACTCGAGAGAGCTGTAGAGTCTGTGCTCGAACGCATCAACATGCAGTCGACGCCGGGCTACCCACTTTGTGAGGTGGCCTCGACGAATGCGAAGTTGATTGAGGTTATGGGCATAGAAGGCTTAGTATCTTATGTATCTGATTATGTATTACTAGTAGAAAGCTGGGATGGTGGGGGCACACTCAGAGAACTGTACGACAAGGGAATAGCCCTTGCGTACAAAGTTATAGTTAAGAACGAACCTCATTTAGATGACAAGGTGCGGGAAGGCAGGCTGCGAATTCTATTCGCTGCTAGCTTGCCCAACCAGGTCCTGGAGAAGTTATTGCATAAGCGATTCGATGAGCGCTGCATCCGTGGTTGGAAGGACCTGCCGATGAAAGTTGGCATGGGTTTTGATGACAATAGCGTTGAAGCAGTGCGCCGAGTCGTGACAGGCAAGTCGCGCTCTACTGATGTGAGCGGATGGGATTGGTCCTACAACTCAGATAATGAGTTGTCAGTGTTAGCCACCCGTTTCAATATCATCGTGGAGCCGACCATGCTGTATATGTCAATGTGCATGAAAGCTTCAGCCCTAGCCATGTCTAAGGTGTTGCTGTTTGACGATGGCGACATGTGGTTCCAGACCGTACCGGGCATACAGCCCTCCGGTCGGGCCACTACGTCGTCGTTCAATAGTATGGCTCGCGTGCTCACTGCGTATGCAGTTGGAGCCGCGACTGTCGCCGCCAACGGCGACGACGCCATTGAGGACTTCGTGGACAACGCGATGCGCAGGTACCAGTACCTGGGTTTCAAACTCAAGATGTACAAGCCGTTTGCCGAGTGGCCGGATTTCTGCTCCCATTTCTATGGTGAGCCGTTTTACCCGTTGAATATCGGTAAGCAGCTGTTTACATACTTGGGCGGCAAGCTCAATGAGGAACGTACCTACGCCCTGGTTGACGCCCATAAACGGGCTCCCTGGTTCGACGCGATGTCCTTGGCTGTGACGCGCGCTCTGATGTGTGATCTATACGCCCGCGTGGACGGGGCGGACGTATAATTTGTAGGCACCACGGCCTCTTGTAAAGTACATATATTGTATATAGCAATCTATATAAGATGGTGTCCAAGAAGAAGCAGCGTCAGCCGCAAGCCAATCCTCCGCGGAAAGGTGCCAAGAAGCGCACCCGAAAGCGTCGAGGAAATGGCATGCGTGTTCCGAACTCATTCCCTAGTAATCGTCTTCGCTTGGCCGCGCAGCAGATGTGCTCTCAGATCAATCCATTTTGTCCTGAGGCCATCGGCGCGCGTGTTCTTGACGATGATGTTCAGTCGACACTGCCGTTTATGCATCAGTATTCGACTGCGCCGTACAAGACTGATGGGCTCGCAGGCCAGAACGATGGCAATTTCTTCGTGGTCCTCCAAGTAGCCTTCGGCTCCACGGCTGTGCAGCGTGCTGTACAGTATGCTGGAGCGTCGGACTGGAGCGGATCTGTGAACGGAACTGTAATTGCGAATGGCCTGGTTGATTCGACCGCCGTTACCACCATTTCGGCGTTTGATGAGCTGCGTTGCGTATCTGCTGGACATCGTATCACTATAAGTAGTCCAACCACAGCCGCAGCGGGCTTGGTTTCTATCAAGAGGTTGCCTGTGCAGGCTACTGCCGACATATTGGGTCTTGCCACTTATGCGGCCTCGACGTTTTGGCCCGATCACCAGAACGTCTCTGGCCACAACTTGGAGTTGCACCTTATCCATGAGGTCTCTAGTACTAAAGCGCGACATGCCTACAACAATGCGACAACTGCCGCAGTTTCTGTGGGTTTTGACACGTTCTTAGTCTGGGGGCTCGGATGGCCAACTGACACCAACATTCAGATCGACAGTCGTTACAACCTTGAGGGCATCCCTCTGTACACCAATGTTGCGCGTGAGTTTGTCACGCCCTCGCCCAGCACCAAGAGCTGGGCCCCGGCGTTTGGCACGTTCATGAACCGAGCGGCTAAGGTGCTTACAGCTGTGATGAGCATTGAGCATATCAATGACGTCACAGAGCGCCTTGCGCAAGATGTCCTCTTGGCGGGTGGTGAGCAATTGCTCCGCCTGTTGTAGAGCCTGTGCGGTTGTGACAGAAAAGTCACGTTAAACAAATCGTTTTCCGGTCACCCTCCTTCGTAGTGGCGCTGTCAGAATCTAGAAAGTTTCCTAGTTTCCCGTGGCAGTGCAACCATGATCTAAGGAGAAGACAGCTTCCGTCTGTCACCGTAGGGAGGATAGGGCCTGTGCGGGCCTGACATCAAAGGCGCACCAACGAAC